TACGCTTAGATGTTAATCCAACCAAAGCACAACGTGATGCACTTTATAAAAAAGGTGTAAACCCTGTAGTTACATTCCCAGGAGAAGGTACTGTTCTATTCGGTGACAAAACATTGCTTGCCAAGCCATCTGCTTTCGATCGTATTAACGTGCGTCGTTTGTTTATCGTTATGGAAAAAGCGATTGCAACTGCTGCTAAGTTCCAGTTGTTTGAATTCAATGATCCATTTACACGTGCACAGTTTAAAAGTTTGGTAGAACCATTCTTACGTGATGTCCAAGGTCGTCGTGGTATTACTGATTTCGTTGTTAAGTGCGATGAGTCTAACAACACAGGTCAAGTTATAGATGCAAACGAATTCGTTGCAGATATCTTCGTTAAGCCAAATCGTTCTATCAACTTTATCACCCTCAACTTCGTTGCTGCTCGTTCTGGAATTAACTTCACAGAAGTCGGTGCGTAATTCTAAGATAAATAAGAAAGAACATAAGGAGATTTAAATGGCAAACATTGCTGATTTTAAGGCACAAATGGTTGGTGGTGGTGCACGACCAAACCAATTTCGTGTTGAGTTAGTATTCCCATCATATGTTACACTTGGTCCAGTAGCTGGTCAGAGAGCACAGTTCTTGTGTAAATCTGCTCAGTTACCTGCATCAACTGTAGAAAATATTGGTGTATTATATCGTGGTCGTCCAGTTAACTTTGCTGGCGAGCGCACTTTCCAACCATGGTCTGTTGCAATTTACAATGATACTACTTTTGGTATCCGTAATGCATTAGAGCAATGGTCAAATGGTGTACAAAATTACAATTCTACAAATGGTCGTGTTAACCCAACTGAATATCAGGTTGATTTAAACGTGCATCAATTAGATCGTAATGGTGCAATTATTAAAAGTTATAAGTTTGTTGATGCTTATCCAACTACAATTTCTGCAATTGCTTTGGATTATGAACAACAAAATGCAATCGAACTATTTGACGTAGAGTTTACATATAACTTCTTTACATCTGCTACTGGTACTGCTGGAGGATTTGGTGTTAATGTTTCAGTTGACACTCCAATTGGCAGTTTCCCAATTTAATAATTAACTGAAGGTTTTTACATTATGCAGCTTTTCGGCTTTGAAATAAAGCGTAACAAGGATGTAGACTTACCTAGTGTAGTCACTCCAAGTCCTATTGATTCAGGATCAACTGTAATAAACACTGGCGTAAATGCTGGTGGTTATTACGGTCTGGTTATGGATCTTGAGGGTGTTATCAAAAACGAAAACGATCTAATACGTCGTTATCGTGAGGTATCTCAATATAGTGATTGTGATGGTGCTATTGAAGATATTGTTAATGAAGCAATCGTTGCTAATGAAGCAAAAAACTCAGTTGAATTAGACTTAGATGAATTAAAAGTTTCATCTGCAATTAAGACTAGGATTCGTGAAGAATTTAATACTGTATTAAAGTTACTTAAATTTGACGAAAGAGCACATGAAATCTTTCGCAGATGGTACATTGATGGTCGAGCATATTATCAAATTCTTATTGATGAGCAAAATATCAAAGGTGGTATTGTAGAATTACGATATGTAGATCCACGTAAGATTCGTCGTATTAAAAATATTAAAAAAGAACGATCAGCACAAGGTGTTGATGTGGTTAAAGAAACTGAAGAATATTTTCTTTATAATGACAAAGGAATTACTGAGCAAACAACACAAGGTGTTAAGTTAGCGATTGATTCCGTGATTTACTGTCCATCAGGATATGTAGATCAAGACACTGGCATGATGATGTCTTATCTACATAAGGCGATTAAACCAGTAAATCAATTAAAGATGATTGAAGATTCACTTGTCATTTATCGTATCTCTCGTGCTCCTGAGCGCAGAATTTTTTATATTGACGTAGGTAATTTACCTAAGTTGAAAGCAGAGCAGTATGTAACGGACATTATGAATAAGTTCCGTAACAAAATTGTTTATGATGCTACAACTGGTGAAACACGAGATGATCGTCGTCACTTGTCAATGATGGAAGACTTCTGGATGCCTCGTCGTGAAGGTGGTAAGGGTACTGAGATTACTACACTTCCAGGTGGACAGAATTTAGGTGAGATACAAGACATTGAATATTTTCAAAACAAATTGTATCATTCATTAAACGTACCAGTTTCTCGTTTGCAAGCGCAACAAGGTTTTAGTATTGGTCGCTCACAAGAAATTAGTCGTGATGAAGTTAAGTTTAATAAATTTATTGTTAGACTACGTAAAAAATTTAGTCAATTGTTTTCTTCTGCACTTAGAGTACAATTGATTGCAAGAGGTATTATTCGTGCTGATGAATGGGAAGCTATGCGACCATTCTTTAAGTATGATTACTTAGAAGACAATCACTATTCTGAGCTAAAAGACGCTGAAATTTTAACTCAAAGATTAGCTGCATTACAGCAAATAGATCCATATGTTGGTAAATATTATAGTCAAGCATGGGTTCGCAAAAACATTCTTCGTTTAGATGAAGATGATATAGATCAGATTGAAAAAGAACTTGAGAATGAACAAGAACTTCAAGTTGGTCAGGCAGAAAAAGCAGGAATGTTAGATGGCGCACAACAAGCTGCAACACAAAATTATATGATGCAGAATACTGAGCAACCTGAAGAGCAAGAACAACAGCCACAGGAAGAACAGCAAGCACCAGAAGAAGAACAACCAGTACAGACAGCTAAAGTTAAACAGTTGAAAACTGGCACTTGGCCAAATTAATAGGAGAATATTATGAGTGAAACGACACAAAATTTAGTTTATGCAATTGCGTCTGGCGATGCGCTAGAAACTCAAAATACATTTGCTGCAGCCATGGCAGAAAAGTTATCTACTAGATTAGATACTATGCGTCAGTCAGTTGCACAGAATATGTTTGCACAAGCAACAGAACAAGAAACTACTGAAGAAGAGTAATGCGTTACTCCGAGTTTACAAAATCTTTAAAACGATCTAATGTTGTTGAAAGCACTAGGTCGTATCTTCAGTTAATCGAAAGAACTGAAGAAGATAAGATTTTGATAAATGGTATTGAAACAGAATTTACAAGTTTAGAAGAAGCAAGACAATACATTAAACAAGATCATATTTCTCGTAAATTAGAAGAACAAGTATCAAAAGAACTATACGAAGAACTATCAGAGCATACGATCGCTAATATTATTAAAGAATATCACGATATTAAAGTTACCGATACACTAATAGAAAATTATATACAACTTGCTTCTTCTCATATGTTTAGTATAGATCCAGTTGTCCATGATATTAGACAATTAAATAAACTTGATAGGTTGGTTGAAGGTAAATTGCATTACGTTCTTAATGATAATTCAATTGTAACTATTGATGAGCGTACTCAAATGTTCCTAAATAAATTATTAAATAATCAAACAGAGATTATCGAGTATATGAGAGAGACAAAAGAAAATTTCTTTCATGTACTTGAACAAATAGAGGAATAAAAATGGCAGTCACTAAGACGATTCTTAAAAATACAAACTTAGAAACAGTAGTTAAAGTTGCTGGCACTGCAGCTGCAGCAACCATTACTTTAGCGACAGACTGTTTAGCGAGCACTCAATCACTTGATGGTGCGACACAAACTGCTAATATTTTTGGTGTTACATGGACTGGTGCTATTGGCGGTATTATTAGTATCACTCGTAACTCAGTTGTTGTTATGACACTACAGGCTGACGCTGCTGGTACTTTAGAATTTGGTGGTCAAGCAATGATTCCAGAAACAATCAATAATACATCTGATTTCGTTGTTACTATTTCTGGAGCTCAAGCAGAGTGTTGGTTAAAAATACGTAAAGTTAGTGGATATGCATCTAAGGTTGAGACTGCCGTATTTGGTGCTTACGATAACCAATCTGTTGTAGGAAGCTAATCATGAAACTAATTAGAGAAGTTACAGAAAGTACACAGTTTATCGTTGAGAAAGATAGTGACGGTAAAGCAAAGAATTATTTTATTGAGGGTGTGTTTCTTCAATCAGAATTGCAAAATCGTAATGGTCGTATGTATCCTGAGTCTGTTATGGACAAAGAAGTCGGTCGTTATTTAAAAGAAGCTGTTTCCAACAATCGTGCTTATGGTGAACTTGGTCATCCAGATGGTCCAGGTATTAATCTTGATCGTGTATCACATATGATTACATCACTTCGTAAAGAAGGCACTAATTGGATTGGCAGAGCAAAGATTCTAGAAACTCCAATGGGGAATATTGCACGTGGTCTTTTAGATGGTGGTGCAAATCTTGGTGTTTCTAGTCGAGCACTTGGATCTCTCAAGTCTAATAATGAGGGTGTACAAGTTGTTCAAGACGATTTTATGCTGTCCACTGCAGCTGACATCGTTGCCGACCCATCCGCTCCAGACGCATATGTGCGTGGTATTATGGAAAATAAAGAGTGGATATTTGTTGATGGAAAGTTTGTGGAAAAACATATTGAAGAGGTTAAATCTTTTATTAAGAAAACTTCTTCTAAGAATTTAGAGGAAGCTAAGATACTTGCTTTCCAACAGTTTTTGATGAAAATCAA